ATATTTTCATCTAGCTTATGTAGTTCAGAATAGAACACAGAATCTTTTAGATATTTCATTTTAAGTTCAATCATAAGTTCATCAAACTTTTTTATTTTTAATTGTACTTGTCTAGCTAAGTTTGTCATCTGCTACCAACTCTATAAATTTATCTGCATTAAACTTTGGATTATCTTTTTTAAAATACTCACAAAGTTTTAGTAGTATCATATGTTCACTTTTACTATACTTGTTTAGTATCGTACCTATTGCTATGTAATCTTTTTTTGTAATCATAGTAATGCTTTCTTTATAAATTCTACTCGGGTAATACCAAATCTTTTACATATTTTATCCATTTGTTTAAAACCTTTTCGTACTTGTTTGTTGTGTTCTTTGTATGCTTTTAATTGTTTTTTAGTCATTTTTATTTTTGTTTCCATAATGTAATCAGTATATAAAAAAACCCCATGTATGTCAAGCATACACAGGGTATCTTTTTAGAGAGAGCTAAAAAAGTCGGTTAATTTTTATTCATAAAATACTTAATTGATTCCCAATCAAAATAAGGATAGTCATTTTTATTTTTAATCATAGATTCAAGCACCCCCACGCAATATACTATTAAACTTTCTCATCATATGTTCTGTAATATTATCAAGCTGATTTGTTTCTTTCCATATATCTTGTAGTGTATGTAGCTTGATAGTGTTTTCTCTCTCATAGTTTTCAGCTTTATTCTTTGACTGAACTTCAGCTATAAGTTTATCTGTCTGGTCGGTCATAGTATCCTTTCTTAACTAGATATTTATATAATGTTTTACAAGTTTTAGGTGTATCATTTCCTAATTTAAACACACCAATAACTGCTTTTGCAAATGAAGTATATCCTGTCACTCTAGGATTAGTCATAAGCAAACCACTTGTCGCTTGTGTTTTCAATGCCATAAGTAGCATTGTTTCTTGCATTGTATAACCATTTGAAAATCTGTATGTTCTCAAATCGTTTTGTTGATCGCCTTTTATTAACATGATTAACTCCTTGTTTATTTATACATACTACAAAAAAAAACCCCCTGCGTCAAGTAGACACAAGGGGTTTTACGTTTCACTTTCCATTTCTATTCCTTTACATCTAACTTAGACTAGCAACTATTAATAAAACTATTGTAGCCCAGAAAAATGTAGCTAATGTAGTTTGCATAAAACTTTCTCCTTTCTCATACATTAAGAAAATCTTATGCTTTTTATTTCTTTGTGTCAAGTGAATGATTTAATACAAAGTATTAATAGGTATGTCCAAATAACAATGTTTATTGAATATAATATGTACATTATTTTTTTATCCTTGCATTAAGCACAATCATCTAGCCAAACTTTTCTAACTACAAATTTTTCCTCGTAGTCATTTAGGCTATCAAATAACTTATTATGTTTTTCGTATAATTCGTATTGTTTATGTTCTAATTTATCCAACACATCAAATATTTTTTGATTTTGTTTTTTAAATTTTTTTATTTCTTTATCTACAACACCACATTTTTTATCAATTATTTTTATTTTATGTTCGTATCGTTTTATTTTTTCTTTTTGTTTTTTTGTTTTTGGTTTCGTATAATCTATTGGTCTATCATCATACACACCATAATTTTTATACATCATTTTTTTCCTCTCGGTTTAGGTCTTAATATTTCAAATATATATCTGTTTATTTCTTGTTCTCTTTTTTCTATTCTTTTAATCATAAAGCAAGATACACCATAAAGAATAACCCCCAAAATTATGAGGGCTATTCCAGAATATATAACTAGATTAATTGTCATATATATTTTTATGAATTGAGTTTAGTATCTTGTTAAATTTTGGCATTACTTTTGTAATTTCATCTTCAGTAAATTGTTTAAAAGTGTCATTACTAGCCAAATTAAAAACAAGATTAATACTATCAATTTTATTTTTAGTAATTAATTCTTGTTTTATTTCTTTTATACTTTTTGAAATATCTTTTAATATTTCATCTTGGTATTGATCGGACATTTTAACCTCTCTATTAATTGTTTATTGTTATAATATAACATTACAAATATGGTGTGTCAAATATGTCACACTATGGCATAATTGCCACAATTCAATCATAGGTTGATGTTCTACAAATGTTCTCATTATCTACAATGTAGAAAAATAAATAAAAATTTAATTAATTTATAGATTTGATTGACTTAACTAATTAATTTTTGTAAATTGAAATCAGTTTTTGTAAATTTTTAAATTTCATAACATAAAATTTACCCAATTTGAAAAGTGATTATAGCCAATTAAATTTGATACTAAATTAACTCTCTTTGACAATGGAAATTGGTTGTTATGCTCATAACTTAAAAGGATAAATCATGTCAAAAACAATGATTAAAGAAATAGAGCAAAAAGAAAAAAACGATCAAATGAAAGTTGAGTTTGGAAATCCTAAAAAATTAAAAACTCATCTTCAAAGTGCAATGAATACAGCAACATCATTAGTAAATTATATTCCAAAAATTACTAGTGAATTGATTGTTTGTATTAATGACTATCAGAAAAAACAAAGTGAAAAAATTACTCTTAAAGATAACAAAGAGAGATTTGACACTTTCAAATCATTAAGAGAGTTCTCTTATGATCTAGTTAATTATGATAGATCAGACAAAAATAATATTAACAAAGCATTTGAAATGGTGGTTGAGAGATCAATCAGAAATTCATTAATGAGTGTTAATAATTTTGGATCAATTCAAGTTATTGATAATGAGGTTGTAGCAATTTCAAAAGTTGTTAAGCCAATTATCAAAGTTGAAAACCCAAACAAAAAACTTAAGGTTAAGTTTGTAAATCAACCTAACGAAGATAAAACTCTTATTCCTGTTAATACAACTAACATGGATAAAATGTGGAAATCTTTTAGTGGTACTGATACTAAAAAACCTACTACTGATAAATCAGATATTAAAACAAGTGCTAGTAAATTTTATAATGACTTGCACAAAGTTTATGATTTAGCCCAAAAGAAAAACTACAATAAATTTTGGTCTATAATGTCTGAAGATGTACTTGAAACAATTTTAAATATTGGTGCATTAATATCAGATAATAAAATAAGAGATACTTACAAATATTGCGAGAGCAACCAACAAGCTGATGGCAATATTAAAAAAGCATCTTAAATAATAACCCTCGAGCATAACAACCAATTAAAATAAATTAACCCTTGCAACATTTAAAAGTGTTGTGAGGGTTTTTTTTTGCCTGTCTTAAAAATTCTAAAATAAGCTAATCCAAAATTGCATAGGGTATAGATCTATAAAAATTTATAATTTTAGAGCTAGTTTTTAATAAGTGAGATATAGGTTAATTCTAGGTAATTTCGGGGTATTCAGTTATTGCATAGGGTATAGATCTATAAATCAAAAATTAATTTATGGTTTCCAAGCTAGTCCATAGATAGCAAATTTCAATGTCCCCAATCCCCCCACAAGTGGAAACCAAAAAAAACCCAAGGGAAATTTTAGGGCAACCCCCAAACAATTAAATTGACTTGACTATATTTGTAGAAAAAAACCTTGATTGCACAAGGGCATGGGCAGGGTGCCACCCCCTATGACCCCCTATGACATACCCAGTCACCAGAAAATCCCTAAGGTCCATGTAAACCACCTAGTGGCTACATTTTAGGGTAAAATATTCCGACAATATTCCTAGGAATACCCCTAGGGGGGTATGTAAATTTACCTATGATATATATGTTAGACCCCCCTGGCAGTGCCTAATAACATTATACACCCATTTATCAATTTTGTCTATTGCAATAGTGTCGCAGTTCTTAATATTTAAAAAAAACACTTGACAAAATTGCATATAAGCACTATAATAGAAAGATATAAGTTATTCAAAGGACACACATACACGCATACATTCAATAGAACAAAAGGGGTCGTCACGAATAACAAATATATTAACATAATAGGAAAATTAAATGGTAAAGAAATACGGTCAGACTGATTTAAGTAAGGATCAAGCAGAAAGAAGGGGGAAGTTAAAAAAACTTTTCTCTGGACCTCTGTTTCCTAAAGGCACTGGCGGAATACTTCCTAAATATGATGCGGGTTTAAAAAGAAAACAAGCTGATGTTGAGTTAGGATTACCTAAATCAAAAATTAAAAGGGCAGGTGGCTTTACAGCTATTAGAAGCCCTGATAAAATTTTAGATAAACCAGGTATTGCTAAAACAAAAACAGAAAAAGATGATAAAAAACCTAAAACATTTAGTGAAGCATTCAAAATGGCTAAAGGTCAAAAGACTTTTACCTTCAAAGGTAAGTCATACGCTAGAGTTACTAAGGATGAACTAGAGAAAAAAGGGTTTAAATCACTTAGAGCTTACTTAAATTCAATGAAAGGAACAAAGGTTGCTAAAAAATAGTGTACTAGATCTACCATTTAAAGAAATAATGGAGATAATCAATGCAAACAATGGATTCTTCTATAACGAAAACTCAAAAAAGAAACTTAACCGATATGCAGGAGAAGTTTCTAGACGTTTTGTTCGGAGAAGCAAAGGGAAATCCACGAGAAGCCGCAAGAATAGCAGGGTACTCGGAGCATAGCTATCCCAAAGTAATTAGAAATTTAAAAAAAGAAATCACAGAGTTGGCGGAAACCCACTTATCAACGCACTCTGCAAAAGCAGCTACTCGGTTAACAGACCTACTAGACGAAGACGGGACCACACCACACTCTAACATTCGTCTAGCAGCTGCGAACTCAGTATTAGACAGAGTGGGTATAACAAAGAAAGACCAACTAGATATAAATATGAAAGCAGTACATGGAATATTTATATTACCACCTAAAGATGGAATCGATAAAGATAAAAAAGAAAGCTAGAACTATTCCATTTGGTTTTAAACAATCAGAAGATCCAGATTATTTAGAACCTATCAAAGAAGAATTAGATGCTCTTAGACAAGCTAAAGAATATTCAAAGACTTGTTCACTAAGAGAGACTGCCCAATGGTTACATAGAAAAACAGGAAGATACATATCACATGTCGGACTTAAAAAAAGATTTGAACGAAATAGCACCACCGAAACCGAAGAGAATAGTTCAACAGAAAGCCAAGAAGTCAGTCAAACAGATTCTAGCTCGCACTCGTAAGAAAGTTGCAAAGGCAGAACAAACTCTACGTTCTGCTAAGATGTCAGCAGAAAATACAAAAAAGAAACTGTTAACTATTGATAAAGCATTAACAGGAAAAGAGACACAGCTACTTACGGAAGACATAATCGAGAGTGCTCCTAAAAATGTACAAGAGCATATAAATAACCAAGAAGTTATATTTAAACCTAATACAGGTCCACAAACAGAATTTCTTGCATCCTCTGAAAGAGAGGTATTTTATGGTGGAGCAAGAGGCGGTGGTAAATCATATGCGATGCTAGTAGATCCGCTTCGCTATTGTACATATTCAAATCACAGGGCACTCCTAGTGAGGAGGACAATGCCTGAGTTAAGAGACCTGATACAAAAGTCTCAGTTGTTATACTCAAAAGCATTTCCTAATGCAAAATGGAGAGAACAAGAAAAAGAGTGGCGATTCCCATCGGGAGCAAAGATAGAGTTTGGTTACGCAGAGAACATGACAGACGTTTTGAGATACCAAGGTCAATCATATACATGGATAGGAATAGACGAACTTCCACAATATCCTTCGCCAGATATATATAATTTTCTAAGATCTTCTTTAAGATCGGTAGATAAAGATATACCTGTTTATATGAGAGCAACAGGTAATCCAGGAAACGTTGGTTCACAATGGGTACGTGAGATGTTTGTAGAACCTGCAGAACCAAA